AACTGCCAAGGCAATATCAACACCACGTTTCTGTGCATCATCAGCTGCATCACGAAATGCCATTTGAGCCATTGTGTTGGCTGCATTACTAATTGAGGCCGCTAGTCTTTCGCCACCCGCATCTGCTCGGACAACGCCAACTGGCTGGTTGAATACTTGTGTGCGTTGACGAATTACAGCCATAGTGACCTCACTTTACAGTTTGATAGTTGTAGATCCCCTGACCTACCGTACCAGCAGCTTGGAACAAAGAAGATGCCAAAGCATTGCGCCCACGTCTGCGCTCTGCCATTGCAGCCATGTCAGACTTAACATCTTCCCAATTTGTTTGGTTCTGAATGCGACCCAAGTCCTTGCCTATGATTTCTTGCTGACGCTGAAGAAATGCCTCAACACTGCGATCCTGACCAATGTCACGACCAGCAGCCGCAAATGAAGCAAGGTTGGTTGCCGTGGCAATATCATACTCTTCACGTCGAGCCTGAGCCGCTTGCATTGCTTGAGCCTGATTAAACTTCTTATCAGTCTCCATTTGGTATGCGTTTAGTTTAGCAGACCGTGATGCACCAATGCCGCCAGCAACAGTTCCAGCGGCAGATACAGCAGTCATGGCTAGCATTAATTGAGGTAACATTAGACTATCAACTCCGCTACTATTCCATTTACTTGCAAGTAAAGTGGATCATCTTGCTCAATCGTAACCTGGGGATTTCGACTATAACCCAGAACACGAAACTCTTTCTTTCCAGTAAAGCCAGTCTCAGTAACCAGTGGACGATTGTTTACTTTCATCGAGCGAGCATTCTTTGCATCAACAACCACGTTTGCAATCCCACGCACATCACCTGTTGCTGGACCAGCACCAAGATTAGCATCGATAGGATTTGTTACAATCTTGGCTGTAAACTTCTTGCCTACATAAACATGGGTAAACCCAAGACCAGAAACTGAAGTAAAATCAATCTCATTGCTTGCGTCTACTGTAAACTCAAGAAGCGAGGACAAGTTAGTCCCATCGGTAACAACAACATCAACGACATCACCAGTCGTATAAAGATCGCTTACATCAGCTTTGTTTGAAACAATCGGTTTATACAGATAGAAATCTAAACCAATCTCCCCATCAAACTCACATAGTTGAAGCTCACCTTTGCTATCATAAACATTGGCAAACAATCGATCCTCAATCGCAACTACAGAACAAAAACTACCATTGGTATTTACAGACATCCATGCCGCTCTACGTTCAGCGCGGTTTGATGTAAACAATGCAGCATCACCATTGCCTAGCGTCAACATTGCATAGGAATCAGGTAAGCCAAATGCACTGTGAGCAACCGCCATACACTTTGGATCTTGAATTAGGTGAGAGGCCAAAGTTGAAACCGAGTTTGCTGTGTAGGCATCCTCTGAGTCTGTATATAAGAACTCACGAATAATCCGACCTTTGTTTGCAGTAAACAAAGTTGCACCATCAATAGAGATTGGCTGAACAAACTCAGCACCATATGGTGTCTGCTTTCTGATCTGTGCGTTTGTCGGCGTAATCGCTTGGTTCAAGTAAGTTGGAATATAAAGCTCACTCGATGCTGTAAACACTTGAAGATCACGATTAGAAACCAAGTAACGGATTTCATTTACATCGCCAGTTGCTGCAACCAAAGCAATCGCATCTATGTCAGCGGCCTCACCAACGTCAAAGTTAAAGTAACTACCAATCTTCGACATCCAGATTGAATCTGGTTCATCTAGCGTTCCACCAAAGACCAAACGGTTTTCATGGAAGGTTACGGCCGCAGGATAACCACGAACAGCCGACCAAGATTGTTCATCCCAATTTACTGTCGGAGCATGGGTTGTCACATAAACAATGCCGCCACCATCCTCTGAAGAAGATGCAGAACCACCAGCAGTATAAGTGTAAGTATTCTCGTCAATGATACTGGTTACAGTAAATGCACCATTGATATTGCCAGAGTTAATGCCACCAGTCGCAGAAGCCCCAGAAATAGTGATTGCCTCACCGCCAGCATAACCATGACCTAACTGAGTTACCTCAACCTCTGCGCTGCCCTCTGTTGTTCTAAGAGGATTCAATACAGAAAGACGCAACTTCAATTCATCAGTAACAGTTCCAGTTACCTGAGTGGCAGATGTGTAAGCAGTAATTTCAATCTCTGCTTCACCATAACGAACTATTGAGCCCACATGATCTGAAGTCCAATAGTCTTCGCTCGTTGTCAGCGTAACTGATCCAGTTGTTCCAGATGGATCAAGTGTTACCCCTTGAGCTTGAAAGCGGGTATATGGCTGATATGTTTTATTGTCATCAAGACGCTTGTCAAACGTAAACACACTGATCTCGAATGTGGTCAAGCTAGTGCGTGTTAGCATTCTTGGTGCAAACAAAGGATGGCAGATAAACATTACATCGCCATACTGTGCCGTAGTGTATTGCTGAATATAGTCTTCATCAAACGGCAGAGGATTTGCATCAGTGTCTTGGGTAATCGTGCTGACTAGAGTTACAGCCCCACTTGTTTCCAGCTGAAAACAACGGACCTTACCCTCTTCAACAGAGATGATGTATTCTTCGTTCTGGTCAAAAACAAATTTAAACAGGTGCGATTGCGCCTGTCCTGCTGAAGATAAACCATAAGTATATATGTGCTTTAGACCGTATCGCTTTTTTACGGACCCTTCAGACATAACAACCATGTTCTGAATTGTTTGAGCAGACTGAGCATATACTGCACTATCAGTCCGCATTAACATGGAATCACTGATTTCGCCGAATTGAAAGCTGTTAATCGGTACTCTAACTTTCTGCATCAGCTGCGCCTTTCAGCAATAAACCTCGATGTGTTGAGTTTGCGTGTTGTCTGTTGTTGCGAGTGCAAACGTCGAGCTTGACGCATTTGATACTCTGCTTTTTGCTCCATCAAAGATGCAAGAGTTGAGTCTCGAGCAACCGATACAGCAAGTACACCAGCCATCATATACTCGACAGCGGTGACAAAATATGGGGGCCAAGTAGATTCATCTGCACGATAAACATAATCAGCAACTAATTCGGCTGTATCAGGTTCATCGCAGAAAACCTTTGATCCATAAAGATCATACTTGATTGGAACTTCATTGACTGTAACCGCAGACAACATAATCATTTCGGAGGGAAGTTGATATGCTGCGCTCCAGCGACCTGTTGGGGCTTCAGCCAATCGAGCCAAGACTGCTTGGTCAGTCGCAAAACGCCAACGTGAATTAGTCAAAGCAGAACGCGCCATGTCTTCGTACATAGCCGAACATACAGATGACTCGGCTGTGTTGTCTTCAAATGACTGAATCGGGTCGCCACCAATCAATAGTGAAGCCCGAGAACAGATTTTAATTGGTGTGTTTGCTACTGTTGGCATGGAAAGTCGGGGGCCTAAGCCCCCGTCCTATTCTTAGTTGTTGTCGAGAACTTCGTACACACCATCGTTGTCGATGATGATTGCGCCCATTGACATCATTGATGTCGCTAGGTGCGATACTTTCTCTGGAACATAGTTCAACTCTGTTTGAACGTCTGAGTTAATACCCAAACCAACAGCAGTTGTGTGGTAAGCAAAGTTTTTGCCGCCAGCTACAGCAGATGTTGAGAAGATCTTGAAGCCCAAGAACTCTTTCATTGTCATGCCGCCAGCGAATGGCAAGTTTTGCGGACCAACATAGTCAGATGATGCAAACTCGTTGATTGCAAACAAGTCAGCAAAACCAGCTGGTGACATTGCAAGATAGCGTTGGCCATCTTCTGGGATGTCAGCTGTGCCGAATGTTTCGAACAATGTTAGCAAGTCTGCTTTTTCCAAAGCGGATGCTGTGTCGTGGATTGCAGTGGAGGTTGTTGCGTCCATTGCAGTGGTAAGGATCTCGTCAGTTTTGCGACCCAATGCTGCGGCTGCGGATTGCGCAACAGCTTGACGCTCGTTGATGTTGATTTTCAGCTCGTCCAGCTTGTCGATGTATTCCGCTGCGTAGAAGTCAGCCATTGTTGCTTCGACGTTTGAGTGTACCAATTCCATTGCGGATACGTTGCCGTTACGCGATTTAGTGGAGGCAGTACCCTTGCCGATTGTTTGGAAGCGAGCAACCGAGCCAGTCACATTGCTTGTGCGAACAGTGTTCCGTAGCTTGGAACCCATGCGCTGATAAGCCATGTGAACTTCTGTCTCGAACTGCTTGATGAAGGCTTGGTCGATTGTATTAGCCATTTTTTCAGTCCTAATTGAAGTTTCAGTTTGCTACGGGTATCCGCACTCTCACCTCAATTCGGGTATCCCAGATGGGGCCGATCAGTGCATTACGGGCCGAGATGCTTCATCATAAACATTGTTACCATCTGTATTACAACGCACAAAATCAACATACTTGTTTGGACCAGCTACAGAAACACCCACAGCTTCAAAGCCCAACCATGCTGCCCAGTCCAGAATAAACTCATAATCAGCCAGAACTGTCATGGATAAACCGTCATGCCACTGGTCAAAGTAACTCACAAACATTTGAGAGCCACGCGCCATTGCGTGAAAGTTTTCTTTGATCTTGTCTGAAAACATAGCAAACATCTGAGGCCAATTCTGATCGTCGTCAAACCAAAGACCACCAACCATGATAAAGTCCTCGCCCTCTTTGCGGCAAAGATAGCATTCAGACGTTTCATACATTTCAATGAGAGCTTCTTTTACATCAACATGACCAAGCAGTTTAAGCTCGCGTCTGTTTTCTGCACTAAGACCCCTGACCACTTCATCGATGTGATCCAAAGTAAAAGGGGTAAGATAGTACTTACCCCTCTGAAGAACCTTAACCTCGGTAGATCTTTTGGAATCCTTCCGTGACTTCTTTGATGAAAGCTGGGTCACGGTCTTTCCAGTATCTTGGGTCATTCATCATCTCCCGAAGTTCACGCTCAGTTGTTTGCGCGGCTGGCTCAGTGTTGCCAGCAAAGTTGCCATCTTTCAATGCTTCCTGAATTGCTTCAAGAGCAAGGATTCCCTCATGACTTTCGCACATGCGTTCAATGGCTGGCAATGCTTCTTGTGGGAAAAACTTATTTGCAAAGACAGATGCAGCTTCAATTCGTGCCTCTGCATTGTCACCAAGTTTTTGCGCCTCAGCTTCCATGTCAGGCTGGTTGCCCATTACAGCTTGGGCATACATCTCGATGCCTTGCTGAAACTCTTCCTGAGAGTATCCATTCTCAAAAGAATGCTCAGACCACCACTTCAAAAGCTCGTTGTCTACTGACTGCTCTGGATCAATCGACTCAGGCAGCTGATAATCACCAGCAGATTCAGGGCGACCCTCAAACGCTTGAGCTTGGATTTCTTCTAGGATTGAATTGCGAATGTCTTCTTCTTTGCTTCCCAGCTTTGACTGAAGCTCTGTATAAGACTTTGCCAAATCCTCTGGGGTCTTAAACTTTTCAGGCAACCACTCGGGACGCTCTGGAGCAGATGCCTGTTCAACATCAGCCTCAGTTACAAAGTCACGTCCATCAGCTTGTGCTGCTTCTACTGCTGCTTCTTGATCGCTCATTTCTTACTCCTATGTGCGTGGGCTATACGCTGTTCGATAAGGCCAACGATATACCGCTGGCCTTCTAAGTGACGTAACTCCTCTGTGGTCACATTAGGACCGTTCACCATTTCAATGGTGATCGATCTCAAATAGCGTAAGACTTGCTTACCAGTTGGCGATTCAAATATCTGCGCAAAGTTTTGGCTGATCTCAACGTCAGCCTCCGACTTTCGCTGGTATCCATCTATTCCGATATTAACCTTGTTGCTCAAGCATTGTTCCTTGCTGTTGCTGCGCCATTTGCTGCGATATTGCAGCTATTTGTTTACGCTGTTCTTCGTCACGAATCAAGCTCTCTGGCACACCAAATTTTTTCGCAAGGTGAATTGCTGTTTGTTCACCGTCAATTAGTAGCTGCAACATCTCAGGGCCAAAGACCCCACCGACCAACTCTAAGTAACGGGCAACACTGGAAATATCTTGATTGGCTTGGGCTTGAGCCAATGGAGATACAGAGCGAATTTTAACCTCACGACCATTTACAGTCGGCAGTTCAATGCGCCCTTGTTTTTTCAGAATATAGATCACACGCTGCAAAACAGGCTGAACAAGCTCAGCTTGTAAACGACCAAACGCAGATCCAACGCGTCTCGACAAATCAGCCATACGTTCCGCAACC